AAGCATAATTATGGCATACACTTACGCAACTTTAACAACAGCAATTAGAGATTATACTGAAGTAGGTTCTACAGTATTTACACAAGCTTTAATTGATGACTTTATTATGTTATCTGAAAATAGAATTAGTAATGATCTACCTATGGATGCAGATAGATTTGTTCAAGAAGGGACAATGGCAGCTGATGTAAATAGTATAAGAGTACCAGCAGGAACTTTATTTGTAAGAGGAGTAGAAGTATTTAATGCAGCCAATACCACTGAACAAGGTTTTTGGTTAGAGAAAAGAGATCAAACATTTTTATCTGAGTATGTAGGAAGATTAACAGGACCAGAAGGTTCTCAAACCGGTCAAGATGTAACTGGAACTCCTAAATATTATGCTATGTTTGGTGGAGCAACTGGATTAAGCGATACTACTTCAGGCTCTATTTATTTAGCACCTACGCCAGATGTTAATTATAATTTTAGAATATACTATAATAAGCTTCCAACAGGTTTATCAGCGTCTAATACAACTACTTATATAAGCAACTACTATCCAGAATTAATTTTAAATGCTGCTTTATCACAAGCATTTTCTTTCTTAAAAGGGCCAACAGACATGTTGACATTGTACGAAGGAAAGTATAATAATCAATTACAAAAGATTGCGGGAACGCAATTAGGAAGACGAAGAAGAGATGATTACACTGACGGAACTGTCAGAATTAAAATTGATTCACCGTCACCTTAAATTAGGACTAGGAGCAAAATATTATGGCAATATCATCGGCAATATGTAATACTTTTAAGCAAGAGATTTTAGTGGGTACCCACAATTTTACAGCATCATCTGGAGATACTTTTAACCTAGCTTTATACACAAGTTCAGCATCTTTAGGTGCAGGCACTACAGCTTACGCTTCAACAAATGAAATTACTAACACAGCAGGTTCAGCTTATTCTGCAAAAGGAAAAGCACTTACAAGTGTAACACCAGCTTTAGATAGTAGCACAGCTGTTTGTGATTTTGCAAATATTTCTTGGACATCAGCTTCCTTTACAGCTAATGGTTGTTTAATATTTAATGACACAGCAGCAGGTGATCCTGGAGTTTGTGTAGTCGCATTCGGTGGAGACAAAACTGTAACTAGTGGAACTTTTACAATTGAATTTCCTGCGGCAGACGCGTCTAACGCTATCGTGAGAATAGCATAAGGAGTAATTCCTTATGGCTAATACTTGGAACCAAGCCAATACAACCTGGGGACAAAATCAATGGGGCGATCAAGCCGACGTTGATGTAACTCTTACAGCACCCTCACAATTATCAACATCACTTGGAACCGTTACACCTTTTAATGAAATAGGTTGGGGCTCTGATACATGGGGAGCAGAAAACTGGGGTGAGTCAGGTTTTACAGTTTTACTTTCTGGACTTTCAGCAACATCTTCAGTTGGAACAATTACACCTTCTGATGTAATGGGACTAACAGGACTTTCAGCAACGTCTTCAGTTGGAACACTTAGTATTGGACTAGGAATTAATTTAAATGGACTTTCAGCAACATCTACTGTTGGCTCAATTAGTGTTGGATTAGGAATTCCATTAACTGGAATTTCAGCAACATCTACTGTTGGAACACTTACACCAGCAGATCAAGTAATGGGATTGACAGGAATTTCATTAACAAGTTCTCCTGGAAGTTTAATTGCAAAATCAGATAATACAACTACCTTAACTGGAATTTCATCAACGTCTACTGTTGGATCAATTACACCAGCAGATCAGGTAATGGGATTAACCGGATTATCTTTAACTTCTGCAGTTGGAGGTATAGTTTTAGATCAACAATCAGTTTCACTAACGGGTCAACAAACAACTACTGCAGTAGGGGATATTATTATTGGAATAGTAATTCCTTTAACAGGAGTATCAGCAACATCTTCTGTAGGATCTTTAGTTACAGGAGTTGGGTATACTTTATCGGGACTAACAGCAACTTCTTCTATAGGTTCTTTATCTCCTCCTCAAGTAATGGGCTTGACTGGAGTATCAGCAACTGTTAGTGTAGGAAATGTAGCACCTTTAGGATATGGAGATGTTACAGGAACACAGAGTGCTAGTTATAGCAACATATCAGCAACACAAAGTGCTAGTTACAGTAATGTAACCGCAGCACAAAGTGCTAGTTATACGGACGTTGATAGTATATAAACGTCATTGACTTTATAAATAATATAAATTAAAGATCTAATTAGGAGAACAAAATTAATGGCATCCACATATACACCTCTCGGAGTAGAATTAATGGCTACCGGCGAAAATGCTGGTACTTGGGGAACAAAAACTAACGCAAATTTAAATTTAGCTGAACAACTATTAGGTGGATATTTAGAAGTATCTATTGCAGGCGGAGTACAATCTACACCTTTAAATGTTTCTGATGGAGCTTTAACAGGTAAAGCTCAGAATAGAATTATAAAACTTACAGGTGCAATTACAGGAAATCAAACGGTGACATTACCGGTTTTGATGGAAAATTTTTACATTATTCAAAATGCAACTACAGGGGCATACACAGTAAACTTAAAAGCACTTTCAGGTTCAGGGGCCACGGTCACTTGGGCAACGACTGATAAAGGTTGGAAAATAGTATATGCAGATGGTGTTGCAACAAACACAGGTATTTACGACACAGGATTCTCGACAACAGCAGGAGATGTAACTCTTACTGGAACACAAACTTTAACCAACAAAACTTTAACAGCCCCTAAAATTGGAACTTCAATTTTAGACACAAACGGTAATGAATTATTTTTATTAACAGCAACAGCTTCAGCAGTTAATGAATTAACATACGCAAATGCTGCAACAGGCAATGCACCTATTTTATCCGCAACAGGTGGAGATACTAATATTGGAATTACTTTAACTCCAAAAGGTTCGGGAGCCGTGAAACTAGATTTACTTACCTTCCCAACTGTAACAGGTTCAGCAGATCAAATTTTAACTACTAACGGATCCGGAGTTTTATCTTTTGTAGATAACTCAGGGGGAACTTCATGGGTAGCAGTTAAAACTTCAGGATTTACAGCAGTCGCAGGAGAAGGTTATTTCTGTAACACAACCAGTGCCGCATTTACAATGACTTTACCAGCAGGGACTTTAGGTGATGAAATATCTTTTGTAGATTATGCAGGAACATTTGACACTAATACTTTAACAGTTGCACCCAATGGAGCAGAAAAAATTCAAGGTGTTGCAGCAAGTTTAACAGTTTCAGTAGAAAGAGCAGCTAATACTTTGGTCTATACAGATGGAACTCAAGGTTGGTTGTTAAAGGCTAAATAATGTCTTCTTATAAAAAGGAGATTGGAACAGCGGTTCAAAATTACGCTGGTGATCCAGACAATCCACTTACAGGTCAACTATGGTACGATAGTGCTAATTCAGAATTCAAATATAGATATCAAGCTTACGGTAATGCGTGGTCAACTGGTAATTCTATGAATACGGCTAAAGTTTTTCCAGGGGGCGCTGGAACTCAAACAGCAGCTTTAGCTTTTGGAGCATTTAATCCTAGCACTTCAGCTACTACAGAACTTTATGATGGATCAAGTTGGACTGAAGTCAATGATTTAAATACTGCAAGAGGTAGAATGGGATCAAATGGAACTTCTACATCAGCATTAGGTTATGGAGGTGCTAATCCATCAATAACAGGTGAAACTGAAAGTTGGAATGGAACAAGCTGGACTGAAGTAGCAGATTTAAATACTGCAAGACAACAATTAGCAGGAGCAGGTGCAGATAATACATCTGCATTAGCTTTTGGAGGGCTCAATCCTCCAACCTATTATGCAAACACAGAAAGTTGGAATGGATCAAGTTGGACTGAATTAAATGATTTAAATACAGCTAGAAGAGATTTAGGAGGAAACGGAATAATAACATCTGCATTAGCTTATGGTGGAGACACACCTGGATCTACAGCAGCAACAGAATCTTGGAATGGAACTAGTTGGACAGATGTCGCTGATTTAAATACTGCTAGAAGATTAGCGGGAGCAGGTACAGATAACACAAATGCTTTAGGTATAGGAGGAGAGACTCCAGGTGGTGCTTCAGCTTTAACTGAATCTTGGAATGGTTCAATATGGACTGAAACAAGTGATTTAAATACTGCTAGACAAGAATTAGGTGCTACAGGTGCTAGTAATTCATCAGCATTAGCTTTTGGTGGATCTTTAAATCCTCCAGCTGTAGCGTTTACAGAAGAATGGAACGCAGGCATTAATCTTGGAGCATGGTACACTGGTGGAAATTTAAATACTGCTAGAAATTATATTGCAGGGACAGGGACTCAAACAGCAGCTTTAGCTTTTGGGGGAAATGTTCCTCCTAATACAGGAGCAACAGAATCTTACAATGGAACAGCTTGGGCTGAAGTAAACGATTTAAATACTGCTAGAAACGCATTAGCAGGAGGAGGCACTCAAACATCAGCATTAGCTTTTGGTGGAGCAATCCCTCCTACAACAGGTGCAACAGAACTATGGAATGGATACACTTGGACAGAAGTTAATGATCTGAATACAGCTAGACAATATTTTGCAGGAACAGGAGCTGACAATACTTCAGTTTTAGCTATTGGTGGATATTCTCCTACAACTGGAAAAACAGAAAGTTGGAATGGAACAAGTTGGACTGAAGTTGCTGATTTAAATACAGCAAGATATGGTTTAGGTGCTGTTGGAATAGCAACTGCTGCATTAGCTTTTGCTGGTAATAACTTAGGCCCTTTATTTGCTCAAACTGAATCTTGGAATGGATCCGCTTGGACAGAAGTAAACGATTTAAACACTGCAAAAGATTTTCCAGGTGATGCAGGAACTCAAACAGCAGCTTTATGTTTTGGTGGTAGAGTGCCCGCTCCAACAGCATCAACTGAATTATGGAATGGAACTAACTGGTCTAATGTTGGTAATTTAAATATTGCTAGAAATGATTTGGCAGGAGCAGGAACTAATACAGCTGCTTTAGCTTTTGGCGGAACCTCAGGTTCACCTACAGGAGCAACCGAAGAATGGGATGGAACAGGTTCAATAACAAGAACAATAACAACAACAAGTGAATAGGAGAAAACTATGACAAAAACATATCAATACTGTGTAGCAGAAAACTGGGGAAAAGGATTCATTGATCACGTAGAAGCGATCAAAATTTCTTTTAACGGTTTACCTGGTAATGTTTGGCAAGTTCCCGCTTACAATAAACATGCAAATCTTTGGATTGCAAAAGTAAGTGGAACTGTTAAAACATTAGCTGAAGCTCAATTGATTGTTGATGCAGAGGTCACAGCAGCACAAACTGCATGGGATGCTTTATCTGATGAAGATAAAGTAGACAACCCAAGACCAGCTGACATAACATTGACTGAGTAAAAAGGAAAACAATGACCGAGTACAAAGGTATTAAAGGCGGAAAAGTACAAAATTATGATACGGACCCAGGAACCCCGTATGTAGGACAGGTATGGTATAACCAAAATTTAGGTGACTTGCGTGTTCGTTCTACAACCTTAACAAGTGCTTGGGCAATGGGTGGTAATATGAATACTGGAAGAATAGCTTTAGGTGCAGCAGGTACACAAACAGCTGGACTTGCTTTTGGTGGTAATCTTCCACCGAATACAGCCAATACCGAACAATATGATGGTACAAGTTGGACTGAAGTAAACGATTTAAACACTGCTAGAAATTCTTTTGGATCTAATGGTACACAAACTTCAGCTTTAGCATATGGTGGTTCAATATCTCCATTTCAACAAACAGAATCTTGGGATGGGACTAGTTGGACAGAAGTTTCAGATTTAAATACTGCAAGAGATTCTTTTTCAGGAGTAGGGGCTAATAACACATCAGCACTTGCATTTGGTGGAGAACCACCAAACGATGGAACAACTAATACAGAACTTTGGAATGGTTCAAGTTGGACGGAAGTAAACGATTTAAGTCCTGGCACAAGAAAAGGGGGTGGATTAGGTATTGCTACATCAGCTTTAGCTTTTGGAGGTCAGAATCCAAGTAATACATCAGCAACACAACAATGGAATGGAACTAGTTGGTTTACTGTAAATAGTTTAAATACTGCTAAAAGTACGTTAGCAGGTGCAGGAACCACTTCAGATGGTATAGCATTTGGTGGTTTTTCTACAGCAACAGTTGCACAAACAGAAGCTTGGAATGGTTCTAATTGGACTGAGACATCTGATTTAAATGTAGTAACAGATTTAAACGCTGGTACAGGAACAGGAACAGCTGCTTTATCTATTGGTTCTCCTAGCATTAAAACAATTACCGAAGAATGGAACGCGAATTTTGCATATGGTGTATGGGTTACGGGTGGGAATTTAAATACTGCTAGGGATAGTTTAGGTGGAACAGCAGGTACAACTACTACAGCACTTGTTTTTGGTGGTATTGATAATTCACCAGCTGTAACAGGAGCAACAGAAGCTTATAACGGAACAGCTTGGGCTGAATTAAATAATATGAACACAGCTAGAAGATTTAATGGTGGAGCAGGAACACAAACATCAGCTTTAACATTTGGTGGCGCAACTCCAACTATAGTGGGGATTGCTGAATCTTGGAACGGAACAAGTTGGACTGAAGTAGCAGATTTAAATAGTAATAGAAGATATCTTGGAGGTGCTGGAACTGATAATACTTCTTCTTTAGCATTTGGTGGATTACCTAGTGCATTAACAGAATCGTGGAACGGATCAAGTTGGACAGAAGTAGGAGATTTAAATACTGCTAGAGGTTTTATATCGGCTGGAGCTGGAACTGCAACAGCAGCATTAACCGCTGGGGGTAGTCCAGTATCAGCATTAACAGAATCTTGGAATGGAACAGCTTGGACAGAATTAAATGATTTAAATTTGGCTGTACAACAAAACGCAATAAGAGGTACTCAGACGTCCGCTTTAAATTCTGGAGGTTATGATGGAGGTAGTCCAGGTCAACAAACTGGAACAGAATCTTGGAACGGAACAAACTGGACAAATGAAAACGGTATGAGTGTCGCTAAACAAGGTGGAGGACAAAGTTCAGGAGGTAATACTTCAGCATTAGCTTTTGGAGGATCTCAACCAGGAGGATCTCCAGCAGGAGCATCAACCGAAGAATGGATTGGTAACGGAATTATAACGGAGACGGTAGATTAATATGGCAACATACAAAGAAATACACGGAACAGATATTACGGTCGTAGCATCAGATCCCTCTAACCCAGTTGTTGGAGAAGTTTGGTACAATACTACAACTCAACAATTAAAAGGCTATAAGCAAGTTATAGGTAACGCATGGTCCACGGGCGGGAATTTAAATACTGCTAGACATAATTTAAAAGGAGCAGGAACACAAACAGCGGGTTTAGCTTTTGGTGGATTTGATACTGCTGTAGTAGCATTAACAGAATCTTATAATGGAACAGCTTGGACGGAAGTTGCAGATTTAAATACTGCTAGAGGTTCTCTTGGAGGAGATGGAACTCAAACATCTGCATTAGCTTTTGGTGGACAACCTGTTACAGCAGTAACGGAGTCTTGGAATGGAACTAGTTGGACAGAAGTTAATGACTTAAATACTGCTAGAAGACAATTATCACAAGCTGGAGATGACAATACTGCTTCATTAGCTTTTGGTGGAGAAACTCCAGGATCTGCACAAGTAACAAATACCGAAAATTGGAATGGCTCTAGTTGGACAGAAGTAAATGACTTAAATACAGCAAAAAATGTTATGGCAGGGACAGGAAGTAATACATCAGCTTTAGCTATAGGTGGGCCATCTGCTTCAGCACAAACAGAAATTTGGAATGGAACAAGTTGGTTTGAAGTAAATGATTTAAATACAGGTAGAGCTAATGCAGCAGCATCAGGAACAACTTCTTCAGCTTTAGCATTTGGTGGACAAGCTCCTCCAGTAGTAGCTAATACTGAAAGTTGGAATGGATCAAACTGGATTGAAACAAATGATTTAAACACTGCTAGATATTCTTTAGGAGGAGCTGGTACTGCAACAACAGCTTTAGCTTTTGGAGGATTTGTACCACCTAATTCTACAGCAACAGAAGAATGGAACGCAGGAATTTCTGTAGGTGCCTGGGTTACTGAAGCAAATGGAAATACAGCTAAAATAGCAAATGCAGGAGCAGGAACTCAGAGTGCGATGTTATCTTTTGGTGGAGCAGCCCCAAGTGCTACAGCATTAACAGAATCTTACAATGGAACAGCTTGGGCAGAAGTAAATGATTTAAACACAGCTAGAAATAATTTAAGTGGAGCTGGAACACAAACTGCTGCATTAGCTTTTGGTGGTGATGATTCAACTGGTTATACAGAATCTTGGAACGGCGCTGTTTGGACAGAAGTAGCAGATTTAAACCTACCTAGAGAATTTATGGGTGGAGTAGGAACACAAACAGCAGCTTTAGCGTTTGCTGGTGAAAATCCTCCAGCTGGGGGTCAAACTGCAGCAACTGAATCTTGGAATGGAAGTGCTTGGACTGAAGTTGGAGATTTAAACACAGCAAGATTAAAAATAACAGGAGCAGGAGATCAGTCTTCTGCATTAGGTTTTGGAGGTTATGATGGAACAGCAAATGTAGCAAACACAGAATCTTGGAATGGAACAAGTTGGACAGAAGTAAATGATTTGAATACAGGAAGATCGTTTGGATCAGGATTTGGAACATCAACAGCTGCTATATTAGCTGGAGGAGACCCTCCTAACAGTGGAATGGTAGAGTCTTGGAATGGTTCAAATTGGATAAATGTTCAAACAATGAACACTGCAAGAACAAGGCTTGCTGACAGTGGGTGTAGTCAAACTGCAGGTTTAGTATTTTTTGGTGAAGGTCCTCCTTCATTAACAGCAACCGAAGCTTGGTACGGTGACGGTAAACTTACTGATATTATTGAAACTAGTTAAGGGTTGTAATATTTTTTAAACAGGTTATATATCTCTTAAACATAAAGGATAAAGAAATGAAAAAAGACGTTAAAGATATTATACAAAAAGAAGAAACTCATTTAAATAATTTATTGGAGCCTACTGATCTTACCGATTTTAAAGGTATGGTAGACGAGCTTCGTGACACTTGGACCAAGAAACAAATGTTTCGAACAGAAACTGAAGCAAGGTTTTCAGTATTACAAGACAATAGATACCCAACTAAAGCTGCAAAATATTGGCAGTGTGTTAGAGAACAATCATCATACTTAGATAACCTAATGACTTTATCTTTTGATTACAGAAGAAATGAAGCAAAGATTAAATGGTTAGAAACTAAAATAGAATCTGAAAAAGATGAATACAAATTAACTAAATATCAAATAGATTTAGATGAAGCTAGATTTGGTAAAGCTTCTATGGAAAAAACTGCTAAGCATAGAATGAGAGAAATTAAAATGTGGTCCGGATTAAAGAAAGAATTTAATGATGGATCTTTTAATGACAAAGATGTTAATCAACATCAACTAGAATCTTATGGTATGCAGTATGCTGAAAAAGCAAAACAATTATCAGAGAGTTCTTCAGATACTGATAAGTTTAATGTTCTAGGACAACTACAATCACTACAAAGAATTAGAAAATCGGGTGAGTTAGAAAACAATACAGAAAAGAAAGAACAAATTACTCAAGATGGGAACACCAAATCTTAATTTTGATTTTGTATTTTTAGGTCAATCAATTCTAAAATATCAAGTACCTTTAGATATTTTTAGTGCGATTAATCAAATCTATGAACAGAACTTTCATAATCTTGCACCCGCTAATAAACAGTTAGTTGGTAAGATAGAGAATGAACATAGTTTGTTTTATAATGGTCAGGATCAATCTAAGATGAAAAATCATAACCTGTTACCAACAAACGTAACTGATTATTTTATGACTGTGTTTAAACACTATCTAGCTTTTAATAAGATTAAAGATTATGATACTCATTTAAATTCTGTATGGGTCAATGAAATGAAAGCACATGAATACAATCCAGCACACATTCATAGAGGAATGTTGTTTACAGGACTATCAAGTGTCATGATTTTAAAAATGCCATCAACTTTTGGTAAAGAATACTCTAATGAAGCTATACCTCAGAACGGTAGACTTCAAATATTAGGAGCCAGTAATGGTCAATTTGCAAAAATAGATTATCAACCCCCAATGGACCTTAGAGATTTTTATGTATTTCCATATGATATGAGACACTGTGTGTATCCATTCAATGGAACAAATGAGACAAGACGAACACTAGCTGCAAACTGTGATGTACAGTTTGACCCAATCAAAAACAGAGGAGCAGTATGATAACAGAGCCACGATGGAGATCTTTTATAGTAGAGACGACTACACCAATCTTTACACCCGAACAATGTAAAATGATTATTGAAGCAGGAAGAAGTGAGCCTAAACAAGAAGCTTCAGTTGGAGCAGGGGACAAAGGAATTAAAGGTGGAGTTGTAGATACTAAAACTAGAACCTCACATATTAGTTGGATACCCTTTAAAAAAATGGCTGATATGTATAAAGACATTGAACGTATCATGAAGACAACTAATGGTAATCATTTTGGTTTTGATGGAATGACTTTAACGGAGCCTGCACAATACACCGAGTACCCTGAAGGAGGATTCTATGATTGGCATGTTGATAATGATGTGAACATGGCCCACGAACCTCCGGTGCGAAAAATATCTATGACTTGTTTACTTTCTCCTGAATCAGAGTTTGAAGGTGGAGATTTAGAATTAATGAGTGAGGGTAAAATTGCAAAACTTAAACAAGGTCATGCAGTATTTTTTGCATCCTTTATAAGACATAGAGTAACCCCTGTTATAAGGGGTAAAAGAAATTCACTTGTTATGTGGTTTGGAGGGACACCTTTTAAATAATGTATAGAGACTTACACTTTCCAACTGCTATTTATATTGCAGATTTAAATGACGATGCTTTGAATCAACAATTAGAACGAGACATTATAGCTTGGTCTAATAATGACAAAGGTGTGACACGTACAAATGTTAAAGGTTGGCATTCGGAAACTGATATGAACCTGAGACCAGAATACAAAAGATTAGTTGATTTGTTATATGAAGCACAACGAACTGTTTATGATCAAGAACATTTAGATAGCGAGCCTTTCTTAGGTAATATGTGGGCCAATATAAACCCACCAGGATCAATGAATAGAGCACACATGCATCCTAATTCTTTATGGTCAGGAGTTTATTATATAAAAGCACCACAGAATTCTGGACAATTAAAAATAGAAGACCCAAGATCTGTTGCAGCTATGTCTAGACCAAGACAGAAACCAGGAAAGTTGCCTGATAGATTATGGAGAGAGACACACTATGAACCAAAAGCTGGACGTTTGATTATGTTTCCTGCTTGGTTAAACCACTGTGTTGACCCTAATGAATCTAATGATATAAGGATATCAGTATCTTTTAATTTTATGCAAAAGTGTATGATCACATGACCTTTAATAAATACCAAGTAATCAAAGGTGCTATCAACTACGAGTTAGCTAATTTCATATTTAATTATTTTCATCTTAAAAGAGATGCAGTTAAGTATATGTACGAAAACAATATTGTTCACAACAATGGGATGTTGGGTACATGGACCGATCAACAAATACCCAATACTTATTCATGTTATGCAGATCCTGTAATGGAGACTTTGTTGGTTAAAGTATTACCTGTCATGGCACAGGAGACGGGACTACAATTAGTCCCCACTTATTCATACGCAAGATTATACAAGAACGGAGACACGCTTCATAGACACAAAGATAGACCAAGCTGTGAGATATCTACGACGATAAACTTGGGTGGTGAGCCATGGCCAATATTTATTGACGGAACAGGAGCTAATAATGTAGTCAATGAAAGACAAAATTTAGTTAAACCTAACGCTCCTGCAGGCACAAAAGTCTTGCTTGAAGTAGGAGATATGTTAGTATATAGTGGCTGTGAACTTGAACATTGGCGAGAGCCTTTTGACGGGAACATATGCGGTCAAGTATTTCTACATTATAATCATGTAAATGGCCCATTTGCTGAGAAAAATAAATTTGATGGAAGACAAATGCTAGGTCTACCATCAGGAATAAAATAGTATAATGGAATTATATGTTACAAAAAATAGGTTTCGTACCAGGGTTCAACAAACAAGTTACTTCTACCGGCGCTGAAAATAGATGGACGGGCGGGGAGAACGTACGTTTTAGATATGGTACACCAGAGAAGATAGGTGGCTGGTCTCAATTAGGGATAAGCAAACTAACAGGTGCTGCAAGAGCACAACATCATATGGTTAGTAATGCTTCTATTAATTATTCAATCATTGGCACTAACAGAATTTTATATGCTTATACGGGAGGTATCTTTTATGATATTCACCCTTTAGTTAATCCAACAGGCACAACATTATCAAGTTGTTTTACAACAACTAATGGTTCACCAACAGTTACAATAACTTTTGGTAGTGCCCACACTTTTGTAGCAGGAGACATTATTTTATTTAGTGATTTTTCTACTATTACAAATTCTAATTATGACGCTGCAGATTTTGATGGTAAAAAATATATGGTTACTTCCATACCTACCACTACAACCATCACTATCACGATGGCTAGTGTTGAGACAGGAGCCGGGGGTACTGCTTCGGGAGGAGTAAAATATTTTCAATACTACCACGTAGGACCAGCAGAACAATTGGGAGCTTATGGTTGGGGTATATCTCAATTTGGTGGAATTATTTTAGGAGCTATAACAACTACATTAAATGGATCACTTGCAGCAGACACAAATGGAAACAATGGATCCGCTACACAAATTACTTTAAATAGTGTTGCCGGTCTTCCCACTACAGGAACAAACTATATTCAAATTGGTACTGAAGAAATATCTTATACTGGAGTTTTAGGTTTAATACTTACAGGGATTACTAGAGGTGTCAGGGGAACAACAACTGCTTCTCATTCAAATGGTGCGACAGTTACAAACAGTTCATCTTACACAGGTTGGGGATCTCCAGCAGCTAACACCGATTCAGTCATAGACCCTGGACTATGGTCCTTGGACAATTTAGGCGGAACTGCCATAGCCTTAATTCATAATGGAGAATGTTTTGAATGGGATTCAAATGCAGTTAATGCAACAGACAATAGGGCAACAATTATTAGTGGTGCACCAACAGCGTCAAGGGACATGTTAGTATCAACACCGGATAGACACTTAGTGTTCTTTGGAACAGAAACTACAATTGGAGATAAAGCATCACAAGACGATATGTTTATAAGATTCTCTTCTCAAGAGAATATAAATGATTACACTCCAACAGCAATCAACAGTGCGGGTTCACAAAGATTGGCTGACGGATCACGGATCATCGGTGCTAAACTTGGAAGAAATGCTCTTTATGTTTGGACAAACTCAGCTATGTTTACTATGAGATTTGTAGGGACACCATTTACATTTGCCTTCGAGCAAGTTGGAACTAACTGTGGATTGTTAGGAATGAATGCAGCTGTTGAAGTTGATGGTACGGCTTACTGGATGTCTGATAATGGTTTCTTTAGATACACTGGACAACTGCAGTCTATGCAATGTTTAGTAGAAGATTATGTTTATGAGGATCTAAATACAACCTCTAACCAATTAGTTTATGCAGGGATTAATAATTTGTTTGGTGAGATTACCTGGTTCTATCCAACGTCTACATCAAATGTAAATAATAGATGTGTCGTATATAACTATTTAGACTCAACTCAAGAGACTTCTATATGGTCTACTAATGCTAGTTCTTTATTTACTAGAACTACATGGGAAGATTCATCAGTATTTGGTTTACCTCATGCTACTCAATACAACGCCGGAGACGACGTTTCGTTTGATGTTATAGGTAATACAGAAGGAAGTTCAATTTATTTTGAACACGAAACTGGATTTGATCAAATAAGTGCCAGTGCTACAGTTGCAATACCTGCTAGTATTACTTCAGGCGATTATGATATTACACAAGATCAAAGAGAAGGTATTTCATTTAGAGGAGATGGAGAATTTATAATGAGGATTAGTAGAATTATTCCAGATTTTGTTTCTCAAAGTGAAGACGTTATTATTAAATTAGATCTTAGAGATTACCCTAATGATGCGGCTACTACACAAACCTATACTTCAACAACTACTACTAATTTTATTGATACTAGAGCAAGAGCTAGACAAATTGCTTTAACTATATCTAATACTGCTATAAGTAGTAACTGGAAACTAGGTACATTTAGATTAGATGTACACTCAGGAGGAAGAAGATAGTGATAGATAAAAGAATTAAATATGAATATGGTCAGCTAGTTAAAAATAGACCCAACGGTAAACGTCCAGGTTATCGTGGTGGTGGTGGTCAAGCTGGAGGCACAGGAGATATGGGTGGAGGTAGTAGTTCTGGAAGTGGTGGAGCAGCAGATGGACCAGGAGATACTGGTGGTGAAGGTGGTAACAATCCTTCAGATGGTTCAAATTCTCAAAATGGTGGAAATAATAATAATAATGGTGGAGGTGCTGATAGACCAAATATGGCAGAAATGACAGGTCCTTCTCCAACAGTTGACATGTCACATTTAGGAGATCCAGATCCAGAAGTAGATGTACCTACAGCACAAAGACAAGATACAACTGGACCAACAACTATAGATCCAGACAAAACTACAATAGACGAATTAATAACTTCTTTTGCACCTAAGGTAGCTGAAAAAAAAGGTTTTTGGGATTACACGAAACAAGCTTTAGGAATTTTGGCTTATTTAAATCCGGGTACCACAATAGCTAAAATTGGTCTCGCAGTAAACGCTTTGGATAAAGTTTCAACAGTAAGTACATTAGCTAAGAATTTAGGTATTACTGATAAAGATGTAATAGCTAGTTTGAAAGATAATTTTAAAGATGGTAGCTTTGGGGGTTTCACGAATACAACATCCTCTATAAACCCTAATGATAGGATTGGGGGTGATAATAATCAAGGGGGTGATAATCAATTTTCTATAGTAGGCGCACCAGAAGGTATTATGAAAATAACAGAAGATATGAAAATAAAAAAAACTACTCCAACAGAAAATGTAATTGGTAGTTTACCAAATGCAAGTCGACAAGATCAACAGTCTATGACGTTTAGTCCAAGATACACAAGATCAAATGTAGCTAACGAATCCGAAAAAGGAATAGCAAATTTAAAAGGAATGGGAGAATCTTTTGCTGATGTATTTAAAACAGATACAAATATTTCTGCAGATGGAGAAGGATCCTCAGCATTATTAAAAGAATATGCTATGCTTCTTAAACAAATGGAACAGGGATTATTACAAACAGAAGGTAGAGAAAGATTAAATATTTTAAAATCTAGATTGGGACTTGCTCAAGGTGGAATTACAAATGTTAATATGAAAAAAAATAAACTAGGAGAAATATTACATGGCTAAAATTGTACAATCTTTAACAAGACCTGCAAGAGAATATGATGAAAATGTAGCAGCCAATCAAGTTAGAGATTTGGATGCTGTGATTGAGAAATTAAATACAACGTTTCAACAGGAACTTAAACAGGAGATAGAAGCTAGAAGTTTCTTTTTAAATTAATGGCAGTAGTAAATCAATACGAATTTTATGGAGTAGCCGCACAAGATCTAAGTGGAGTCGGTGCCAATATGTTTGGTACAGGAAACCCTTTAGTAAGTGAGACTTATATTCTTAAATCTTTAAGAGTAATGTCTGTAGGAACTCCTACAATTACAGTAAAAAATAATGGTGTAACTGTAATTAAAACAATAGTTCTTACGGCTAACGTAAGTCTAGAGCTTTTGACCCAACCATTAATTGTAGAGGGTGGTACGACTCTTACGGTTATAGCTAGTACTACTGGTGCCACAGATGTAGGTATTAGTTACTTAAACATTAAAAAAACAGTATTGGATTAAACATGGAAAATAAAGTAATACCTGTATTACAGGCAGAAACTATAACAACGTATAGAAACATAGCAACTGGCGAGACTTTTAAAGAGAGAAGTGAGTGGGAAGCCAAGGGATATAAGAATGAAGACATGGCTCAGGATGTAAAAGTTATCATGCCAGCTCTTGATTTATTTAGTAAAAACGGATAAGATAAGAAACTCAAGTTAAATTATGATGAATCCTCAGAAACAAATAACTACGAATGCACCTTCAATTAGATATGAAGGAGACTTGCGTCCTGAACAAGCTGGAATTATGCAAAAACATGCTCAAGCTATGCAACAAATGCAACAACAAGCTATGATGCAACAGCAACAGCAACAAGGTATGATGCAACCACAGATGGGTCAACCTCAAATGCCTCAACCACAGATGGAACAACTTCCAGGTAGAATGCCTGCAGCCTACGGTGGTATCATGGGTGTTGATGGTAGAAAAAATTATGGATGGGGATCATTTTATCAAAAATATATTAAAGATCCTATTGAAAGAGGTTTAACTGGAAAAACTGCAGCGGAACAAGAGGCAGAATCTCAAGCTAGAGTTGATAGAGAAGATGAACTATATGGGGAAGGCTATGAAAGTAAATTCGACACTATGCTTAAAGGAGAAGAACAACCTAAAATAGATCCTGCTACCGGAGAGCCTATGAAAAATTCTAAGGGAGAAGTAATATATGAAAGATCTAGAAATAGTATTGGTTCTAAATTTTTTGATCCTAGTGTAGCATTACCTGTACTAGGGGGAGCAATAGCAGGTTTGTTTTCTGACAAATTAAATCCCCCTGATGAAGCAGGTAATATAGATTACGGATCAGGTATTGGAATACAAAACGTAGCTAAAGTGGCTAATCTTTTAGATGTTCAACAAGGACAAAATGCAGGGTTAAGATTTTTACCAGAAGTCTCTGCAAGAAAATATTCGCCAGCACAAATGGCTGAAGCTTATGCAAGTACAGATACATTACCAATCGCAACAGCTAACTTAGCTGGCGGTGGTATCTCTCAATTAGGTATACCTGATTACGGAAAACAAATGATGGATCCGAATATGATGGAACAAATTAGAATGATGGTTGAAGGTATGCAAGCTAAAGGAATGGGTAGAGAAGAAATGGAACAAGCAGTAAGAATGCAAGTTCCAAATATGAGTGCAGATATGAGTGCAGATATGTCTATGGGTTTTGCTGAAGGTGGATCTTCAGGCGAGATGGGTACTGTTATGGAAGAAGGCGAAGAGATGCTTGACATGAATGGTATGGAAAAAGATTACAGAGAAGACGGTGGGTTTGTACCTATTGGAGAGTACGAAAAAAAAGATGACGTACCAGCAAGACTAAGTGTTAATGAATTTGTATTCACAGCTGACGCTGTAAGAGGTGCAGGTGATGGAGACGTTGACAAAGGTGCTGAAAGATTACAAGGTATTATGAAACAATTAGAACAACAGGGAAGACCTGAAGGCATGGGAATGCTTGATGTGTCTGAACGATTAAGTGAGGTAGTATAATGGTAGTTGGAATAGCTAAAAAAGGACTTGGTCTATTGGGAAAAAAAGTTCTTAAAAAAAGATCAGATTTTAAATTAAAAAATACATTAAAAAGAATTCAAAAAACACCAGATAAAAATTTTAAAAGTAGTAACCCAGCAACAGAAAAAAAAGTATCTGACAGAACAGGTTTTACTCATCAGGAACGTAAGACTACTCCTGTAAAAGGTAGTCTAGGTAAAAAAACTTATAAAAGTGATGTAACAAAATATCACCGAGCACATCAACGAATGGGATTAACTAAGGATTAAATTATGGCAACATCAACAGTAACAAATTTACCAGCACAATATATACAAGATTTAGGTAAAGATTATGGAACACAATTAGCAGGTTTAACATCTGTACCACTGAACACGGATCAGTTTGCTCCACAAGTTGCAGGCCAAGATGCAATGCAACAACAAGCATACAATCTAACTTCATCAGGTATTGGATCTTACGAACCTTACATGACACAAGCTAATGCTTATTCAGGACCACAAGGTTATCAAAGTTTTATGTCACCTTATCAACAAGATGTAATTGATGCATCTTTATCTCAATTTGATAAACAAGCAGCTAAAGGTATGGCTGGGATTGGACAACAAGCTGCGATGTCTGGTAATTTAGGAGGAGGTAGAGAAGGAGTACAAAGAGCAGAGTACCAACAAGATTCAGATATGAACAGAGCTTTACTACAAGCCGGTATGTTACAACAAGGATTTGGGCAAGCTCAAACTCAAGCTAACACAGCCTTTGGTCAACAAAGAAATTTAGGACAACAAGTTCAGCAACAACAAACTGCAGACGTAAATCAGTTGGGTCTATTGGGCGGGCTACAACAAGCACAAACTCAAGCAGGACTTACAGCGACTCAAGAAGGAAATAGATTAAGAGCTATGGAACCTTACGAAAGAATGGGTCAGTATGGTTCAGGAGTCATGGGTCTTATTTCTGGAATGGGTAATCAATATCAATCACAAGTTACACCTAATCCAACTCCGTTGCAGACAGCGTTGGGTACAGCTTCTGTACTTGGGGGTATATTTAATCCAAGAAAAAATCCGTAATCATGAGAAGAACTTTAAATAGACCTATGTTTAGAAGAGGTGGCGAAGTTACAACTCCTAAAAGAGGATTAGTAGATGGACCAGGAAGCTACGCAGGTTTACAAGATGTAATACCCACAGCACAAGACATTGAAGACTATAGAGCTACTCAACCGGAAGCAGCTCCCGATAGATCTACTAGTGATTTCTTAATTAACTTTGGTTTAGATTTAATATCAAGATCACCAACAGGAAACATTTTCCAAACAGCAGCTACATCAGCTAAAGAACCTTTTAAAGCAATGCAAGCAGCAAGATATGCACAAGAAGGTACTGAACGTGATGAGTATAATGATATGTATAAAGCAATCATGACTGCTAAATCTGATATGTTAAGTTCAGAAGGAGGTTCAAGTGCTTTAGCTAGAACTCAATATGCACAAGCTGGAGAAAAACTATTAGATGATTTATTTAATTTACAATCACAAAAAGATGAGATGGAAGTAGCAGATTTTAATTTAGCACAAGCAAAAATTTTACAATCACTTAGAGTATACTCTGGTGAAGATCCAGATTTAGCAGCCTTGTATGGTAATAAAGAATACTTTGAAGGGGTCATGGATCAAATAACTAAAAATGTTAAACTGAGTACTGACAAAATAACTATTACTAATGAACAAGGTCAAGAAGAAATTGTTATTGAAGGTGAGTATGCTATGGAAAACAAAGGCTACTTAGCAGAAGCAACTAAAAAAAGATACCTTGATATGGTT